GAATAAACGAATCTACCACTTCCGTACAATCCACCAGATGGATTACCAGAGGTATTTGTTTGACCGTGAAGAGTACCAGCCCCATCACGTGCGACGCCTGCAACGACATCAAATCCAGGTTGTGCAGTTCCATATTTGAAATCAAGGAAGAACACAAGTCCAGAAGGAAGATTCATAGGCTGAACAGAAACGAAGTCTTTCGCTGCGATTTCTGCAAATACTCTACGAACCAAAGGAAGTGCTACACCACTCCACTCCTCAGAGTTGGATGCTGTACCAGTTCTACTGGACTCAGTTACTAATTGCTTAGCCTGGTTTTCAAGAAGAATGGACATAGAATTTTTATCGTATCCATCAAGTCCTTCTAAAAGACCAGTTTTTTCCCATTTTTCAGACAATTTTTTTGCATCATCCTGGAGGGATTTATGTTGTGAACTTGCGTCCCCAACTAAACCAGTTAAAGTATCAAGATTACTCATGATATTATCTCCATATTATAGGTTATTTAATTAACCCTGCTAATTGTTTGAATCTATCTGCAACATCATTTGATTCCTCAACAATTTCTTGCTTTGGTTTCGTAGATGCTACAGCCTTACTTGCGACACTTTCGTTCACAGAACGCTTCTTAGCGATTCGGACTTCACCGAAAGACTCAGCTAATGTTGTGAAAACCAACTTGACTTCACGAATGTTAGTTGCTCTATCAAATGTCTCAACAACTTTCAATTTCTGTCCGTCATTAAGGTTATGATTTCTGAACAACTTATTTGTGTAAAGAAGTTTAGCATTTAGAAGATTGACTTCGTTGATTTTTTCACGAAGATGAATGATTACTTCACGATGCTCTTCAAGAGATTTTTTAACCTCTTCAAGTTCTTCGTTTTCTTTCATTTCTTCATCTTCCTTCTCATCTTCTTCGTCAAGGCCTTCAATCTCACGAATGATAGAATCAAGGTCAAGTTCAACATGGTCTTTCAAGTCATCAACTTTAGAATGGTCTTCTAATTCAGCACCAGGTGCTTTAGAGGACTTCTCAGTTTCATCTTTCTCGTAGTCATCACCATCTGCTTGGTCAACCTTGTTATCTGCTTTTCCGATACCAGAAGAATCGGATTGTTCGTCCATTTCTTCTTTATCTTCTTCTTCATCTTTCTTCATATCACCACGCTCATCTTCATCTTCCCCTGCTTCCTCTTCAAGCTCTCTAATGATTGCTTCAAGGTCAAGGTCATCATCTTCTTCTTCGCCTTCTTCTTCAGACATTCTTTCATCTTCTTCTTCACCTTCTTCTTCTTTAGTCATCATGCGTTCGTCTTCATCTTCTTCTTCGTCTTCTTTTTCGCCCATTTCTTCATCATGACCTTCTTCATGGTCTTCATCATGACCTTCTTCGTGCTCGTCATCCATAGAATCAGCATCCATTGCTGGTGCTTCTTCTTTTTCGTCTTCTTTGTCCATTTCCATTTCATCGTCCATCTCGTCATCTTCTTCACGAAGTTTCTGAGATAGCATGGATTGAAGAGTTGGTGTAAATGCTTCTGTTAATGCTAATTTAGCATTTTCTAAAGCAGTTTCACGAACTGTTTTTGCGTCTGCGATAGCGTCTTTTAAGAGACTATCCATATTATTTCTCCATATATTATTTATTGGAATTTATACTTATTCAGAAGTATAATAGAATTACTTAAGGTCTCACACTATATGATGTACGAATGTACGATAGTGTATTCATATGTATATAAATATACACAAGTTTTAAAAAGCCTTACAGGTTTATTTATTTTCTTGTAATCTTTTTCTTTCTCTTACCTTTGCCATCTTCTTTTCTAACCTTTTTTTAACAGATGGTTTGGTATAAAATCTTCTTTCTGATAACTCTACAAGTTTTTTAGAATCTTTTATCATTTTTTTAAATCTTTTTAATGCTAATTCAACATCCCCATTTAGTACTTTTACACCATTTCCAGCGATTGCCCAATCTGACCTTTTTTGTTTTTTCCTTCTCATTTTATTATAACCTTTCATTTTGATTTAAGATGGGATGTCTTCCATATCCTTTTTTTGAGAAACTTCCATATCGTCATGTGGGTCGTCTTTTATATATCCATCTACATTTGTACCATCATAATCATCAGTTGCTTCTTTGATGTCATAGTATCTACCAAGGACTTGTCCTATATCTTCATATGCACCCTCAAGTCTTTGTTGTAATGCGAACATCTCTTTTGCTGATTCAACGAATGTTTTGTTTGCTTCTTTTAGAGAACCTATGTTTCTTTTAACTGTAACTTCATCAAACCAATCTGCTGATTCTTCCATTGTGAATACTTCTGCCATACCACAGATACGATTGATTGTTTCACTTATTTCTTTTAGGTCTTTTCCAGACTTATAAATATTTTGTCCAAGTGAACCAAAGTTGTTAACCGCCTCAATAAACTCATTACGATGTTGTTTATATTGTTCGGATTTTTTCTCGTTTAATAATTCTTTTAGTTTAATCATAGTGTTTCTCCTTAGATATAAATATCTACTTTCCTATTATTTCAATACTTTTTCTACACCAATTTTGAACTCTATAATATGCTTTTTATAAAGTTTCATTATAGCGGTGGCTTTCTTTCTATCTCTTATTGCTATACTCTTTATGGACTTTTTTATAGCATCTTGAAACATTCCTATTCTTGAAATAGCCAATTGTCTCTGTGAATCGTCATACATATTTTCTTGCATTATTCTTTTGTAAAAAGACTCTTTCATTACATACCCCTTTTTACTCTCTGTATCAATTGCATAAGTTCTTTTGCTTCAATACCAAGTGCATCCACAACTCCTGCTAACACTTGTGCTTGTTTCATACGATTCAAACCTGCTCCTTTTAAAGAATCAGTAAATTTTCCCATGAATCTTTTCACATCAGCAGGTAATGGTGCTTGTTCTTCAATAGGTTCACCATGTTTTGCACCTGGAGATGTTAAAAATTTATCTTCATATTCTTTTGTAATATCAGATAGTCTTAGTATGTTTCCTGCATCATCTCTGAATCTGATTTCATTTAACATTTCTTTCATTTTTTTCATCGTATTTTCCTATATTTTTTTTCCATATCTTTGTCACCACTTATATAAGTATCAAACATATCTTTCAAATCTTTTGATTTTGGTTTATTTCTGTATTTGGACTTTATCATATACTTTAAAAATTTATCTTTGTCAACCAATTTTAATAATTTATCCTCATCATAATAGACATTTTCTGATAGTTTTGATTCTTTTATCGGTATTAGGTATGCTGCTCTATTACTATTTCTCATCATGTCTAATCCATATGGATTTGATGATGAAGTGTGGTTTATATTTTTTGTATAAAGATGATACATAGTTACATACGCTCGTCCACCACTATAATTCAAACGAGTTTTTCCA